AGTGTCCCCTATTGCTGATAAATTCTACTGGATTCATAATGACTCCACAGGTTGGACATGGGGCAGATGCGTTATATCGTGTGGCATTCTCAGCAATCTGCTTTGCCTGCAATTCCATTATGAGAGAGCCGTCTCCGTCATCCATTACTTCATATCCTTTGTAGGAGTTAATTTTGTGTGCACTGGGGCGCCCATATAATCTCCAGTTTGCACAACTTCATGCCAAGTACCTGTATTTGGGTTTTGTTCATAGTCCATAACATGCTCTAAAGTTGGTTTACGTTTTGGGTCATTTGCACGGTCAGGTACACCTTTTGCCCAACGGCTTGACCAATTTGCTGCGTTACTCTTACCCAAGGTAGGACCTGCTCTTCCTAAACTTCTTTGCATATTGGCTATCATCGTGTGGAAGTTTTCCTTCTTTTTCCATACGAGAGTGTGACATCTCAATTGCATCTGCACGAGACGCACCCCAGTGAGTCATGCTCCCTAAGTACTGCTCGTTGTTCTTATGCCAAGCGTCTACTTGCCATGCCTTATCGCCAGTTCCTGGACGGTTTACAGCAAGGTTGTAGAAACTGCCACGACGTGGGTCACCACTTCTATCTGGAACTGTGTTAGCCATTAGACACCTCCTAGAGCGTTACGTGATGCAGCCTGATAACCAGATACTCCACCAGAGAACCATGATACTCGTGGCTCTGTGTAATTTCTGTCGATAGTCACAATATCATCAATGCCAGGCTGTGAGCGGTTTCCGTAACCAAAACGGGCTGGAAAGAGTTGAATCTGTGGAAGTGGCGGACGAACCATTGCCTGGATGTCAGCACCAGGAACGTTCATTACCATGAGAGCCTGAGATGTGAGGCGCTCCTGATTGGTTGCCCATGGGCCATAGTAAGAATATTTCTTTGCTACTTTGTCAGGATTGATAGGCGACCGAAATTCTGCCCATGGCTTTGTGTGGTCGTAACGACCATCTACAAACTGCGTCATCCTATTGCTCCTCGATGTGTGACCCAAGTGGTGGCTTGTGTTTGATGAGGTAACTCAACACCAAGTTCATTAGATGCGTGCTGATAAGCACGAACAAAATGCTTGTAGCGACCCATTGCACTTAAACCTAAATCTTGAGACATCGTTCCTGATTGACGTGGCTCTTCAGCCTTTTTTCCTTTGCCTTGACCAACAAATGGTCGACCCATTGCGATGTCGTATGCATGACGGTCAATCGTGACATGTCCAGGATTGCTTGGGTCATGAATGTTGTGGAAAAAGTTAGTTACCTTATGACCACCAAGAACTGCTTCTGGGTCTTCTCCTGCGTGAATTCTTTGAGCCTTTGCAACGTTTGCTGGAAGAAGAGCACCTTGCACTCCGCCAGTCTTTGTAAGTTCTCTTGCTTCACGGACATTTCTATCCCAATCACTGAGAGGGGATAACGCAGCAATAACTCCTGCACCACGTCGAACGTCTCCTCTACCAATCTTTGTAGCAGTATCATGCGCTTTTTCATACCATTCATGTCCGCCCTTTATAAAGTCTGGGGACGCTTCACGGTACTTATTTACAATGTTCTCTACGTGACCTTTAAACTGAGCCTCAGCAATGTTCTTATCCCAGCGACCATGTGGGTCAACTCCAAAATATGCCATGTTACCTCCACGCTGGTTTCAAGTAAGCCATCATTGCCTTGCGACGTTCATCAATTGTTCCTGGCTGGTTAGCCTGTGTATTGGCTTTACCATCGTTAACAAGGTGTGGTGCTGGCGTGAGTGATATTTGTGGAGCATTACGTTCAGATTGGTAAACCATTCCACCATTAATATTTACTTGACGTGCCTTCATCTGACGCTCAATGCCCATCATTGGGTGAACTTGCTCAGGCCAGTAGTACATGGATGGCTCAATGCGTTCACCCTTGTGAACACCGCGTTGATAGGCTTTCTGGTTGACACGTGACTTGATGCTATCCAACAAACGGTCATCACGACGTGAGCGGATAGTGCCAAGGTAACCATCTGGATATTCTGCAGATGGAACTCGTCCAATACCAATACGGAGAGAATCAAGAGTGTCTCTTGCTACAGGAGTTCCTGCACCACCTTGATTGTTATATCCGTTTAATCCACCGCCACCTAGCGATTGCCAGTTCTGCGATGCGGAATAATTATTTGTGCTGCCTGCCATTATTTGGCCTGCTTTAGTGTTTCTAGCGCCCTTGCTTTATCTTCTGGCTTAACTCTACGACGCTGTGCTCGTTCCTCACGCTGCTTTTGTAAATAACCAAGAGTCATTTCTGCTGCAGGATTGACAGTTTTTGTACCTGTACTTTGGTCCTGAGAATGAATTGGGAGAGTCTTACCCGAACCTGCAGCATAGATACCTAACTGCTTTTGACTAATTCCACGACTTATTGCTGTCTCTAATGAGGAGCGTGAAGCACGACCACCAATACGGTCTGACACATCTAAGTAAGTCTTCTTACTCTCTTCATCTTGCCAAATGCCTTGATGCACATTTTTACTTTCTTCTGGAGTGGCTGCACGAGCCTTCATCCAACCAGTTGGCACTACCTTTTCAGCAACGCCCTTAATGTCTCTCAGGTGTTCTGCAACAGTATGAGTATCTGCAAGACCACCAACAACTTCAGCACTACCTCCCAGACTTACAGGAACACGAGGGTCACGAGATACGTAGTACCCAGAACCCTTACCTGATTTACCTGTAGCAACTTCACGAGAGCCACCTGGAAGGTGGGCAAACTGAACATCACTAACTACTGGACGGTTATCTGACATTATTCGTTACGCCCTGCTCCCTTGTCTGACTTAGGAAGGTTTGATGCAGCGTCATCGTCAAACTTATATGTTGTGCCTAATGTGCGTTTTGATAACGACATTGGACGTCCACCCGCAAGACCTCTTGTGCGCCATGCAGTTGCACCTGCTGCAGAACCTGTAGTTGCACTACTTAGAGACAGCGGTAATTCAACTTCAGGTGCTGTATCACCAAACTGTGATGATGATATAGACATCTTAGTACTCGGTATTCATACCGTATTCGAAGTTAGGTGCGTTGCGACCAGATACAGAAGGAACAATACGAGCATTAGCCAATGTTGCTGTTGCTTCGATTGAATGTACTGCTGGGAACTTTGCACCAACTACATAGCGAGCACCCATACGCTCAGACTGTGCTGCATCTCCTGCAAGCATGTTTGTGCGATTTGCTTTGTTAGCAATTGTTGGGTCTGCTGCTTGTGTGTTCTTCTTAGGCATTAACTTGCCCTTGAGTGGTTTGCTGCTCATGTCTGCAACGCCAGAAACTTGACCAACATAACGACGTGCGCTGTTGGCGTGTTCTGCAGATGCGATAACTTCTTCTGGTGTCATGTTATTTCTGCTCATGCTATTTCCTGTCGCTTCGTGGTGGTTGGAGGGTGCGCCCATGCGACGACGCATTGCGTGGCCTAATGATGTCCATGCCATAGTGACTCCTTAATCTTGATACAAGGATACGGCTGAATTAGAACGTATGAATGCTAAATACGATGGCGCTAATTTCGCCGTCTCGTGATTCAATCGTGGTAAATCCAGGGATGTTATAGATACGCATTCCTCGTGGAGCGACGTATCCGCTGGCGATTGCCATGGCTTTTACTGCCTGATTTACCGCTCCAGCACCTACTGCCCGAAGTTTAACTTCGTTCTTATCGTAGATTGCGTGAGCGATAGCGGAGGCTACGCTTTGGGGATTTGACGATGCGCTGACTCGTAGGAACGGTTCGTCAGCGGAAATTTCAACTTCTGGTGTATTCAATTGTTAGTCCTTTGGTTCGGTTTAGTGTGCCACTCCCGACCTAAAGGGTAAGGCTAAATCCGTGGCTGGTCTCGGTATTTAGCATCTTTCATTTGCTCAATTACAACCAATTCTGTGGCATCAATATGTGACTCGGCAGCCAGCCTACCTAGTGCGTAGGCATCTGCTGCGTTGTCATCACTAAACTCTACGCCCCATCGCTTATAGATTTGAAGCAACATCTCCTGTTTTTTAGCATTTCCTTTACCAGATGTATACTTCTTCAACGTCATTGGCGGAACTTTTAACGGATAACGTCGGTCATCCTCATCTTCAAAGAAGTCATGGATAGCCAAACGCACAACGGCAGACAGTTCACCAAGAACTAGGGCTGCGTGGCTGGCAAGGACTGTGCCTTCCATTGCTATATCTTGAATGATACAGCCCTGCTCCTCTACATACTCCAAGTGTTCGGTCAGCCATTGACGAATATCAACGAGACGTTCAATACCAAAGTACGGTGATTTGTATACCCAAGTCAGATGATGTGTTGGGTCAATCGTGCTTACTGCAGAAAAGGCAAACCCAGTGAGCGACTGGTCAATGCCAATCGCCACTGGATTTCCCATTGGAAGTTTTCCGTCAATCAGTTTTGTTGGCACGGAGTTCTCTTTCTTTAATCACCATTTCAATGGTACCAAGATAACCAGCCCCGTCCGTCAAGTTATCTCTCTTATGTCGGTAGGACTCTCTGGCAATCTTTACCCACGCCATCGCAAGTCCAACCTGTTCCTCGGTCAGTTCGCAATCAAAGATGACTTCCCAACCCTTTTTAATTCGGTTGAAATTATCTAATGGATGGTCGTAAGTGTAATTACGGTCTCCATTAATAAGGTCATCTGCTTCTTGCAGAATTGATTTATCCGATTGCGACATACCGACCAGTTTGAAACTCATTCTTTGCTTCGATAGTAGTAGCCATCAATGCGTTGTAGGTTGCATCAAAGGTCTCTCTCTTATTCAGTACCCACCATGCAGCAAACGCTGCTGTTGCGCCTGATGTTCCTGCAGCAAATCTTGTTGTTCCGTTTGTCAAGGTTGTATTCCAACGACCATTAACGAAGAAGTCAGTCTGACCCTGTGCGCCGTTGCTGTAACGAGCAATGTAGGGAGCAGCCTTCTTATCGTATTCGATTGGCTCCATACCAGGCCATGGGTTGTCTGTTGCTCCAACCGAGACTGCATCAGGTAGACATGCTGGTGAGAACACTCCTGTGCGGTCTCCATTGTTACCTACTGCAGCCAGTACTGGAACATTTGCTGCTTTGAGTGTCGCAATGCTCTGCGCCATTCCTGTTGGGACTCGACATCCTGCAAACACTCTGCCTTGCGAGAGGCTGACTGCTGCAATGTTGAACTTCTCACGATTAGCAACGACCCAGTTAAAGGCGCTCTGTACATCCTCAAGGTTATACAAACCAGGATTTCCTTTATCTGTCATTCCTACGATACGAATAGGAATTACTTTAACAGTAGGGTTAAATCGCAAAACTAAAGAGACCATCTGTGTACCATGGTTAAAGTCTCTGTTAGTGGTAGGTGGAAGAACTGCTGCTCCTGCACCTTCCATGCTGTTCCTCCCATTAGGGCATTTATAACTAGTTAAAATGCAAACTTCATATGCAACCCTGTCTCCAAAGAGAGCGGTGTTAGTGCCGTTGTCAATAACAACGATTGATTGTGGGGTTTCTGCATGTGCAGGAACCATAGAAGATGCTACGAGTGTTAATACAATAAATAGTTTTTTCATAATGTAAATGAATCCCTCCGACCCATTGTTTGTGAACGACGACTGATTTCTCTCGATACCAAAGTGATGTCCCGTTCTTGGTTGTTCAACATCATCTCTAATATCTTGCGGTAAGCGTACTTCTCCTCATACTTATCACGCAAATTAAGGATGTCTGGGTCTACGTCAATTTGAGCCTTAATAAGCGAGACTGTGGTTCCTTTTGGCGCTCCTGTGGTCAACCTCACAAGGGCTCGGCTCTCTGCCAATTCCGCTTTACGCAAGGCGTCACGTTCAGCCAATTGAGCCTGCACCAGTTGGGAGGACATGTAGTCAGCCCAGCCTGTGAGGACGGTGAACATCTCAGCCAACTGCTCACTGCTGAGGTCCGTTATATCTGGTGGCAGTACCGCTTGAGCATAGGCTGGCTTAGGAAGTTCGAGACCACCCTGCATCATTGGTGAGAGTTCCATAATTAATCCCCAATCAAGTCACACTGTTTACATCCGCTGGAATCAATATTGCACTTAGGCATAACCCCAGCGTCAACTGCATCATTAATCTGCTGTGCCTTGTAGAACACACGTTCAACCATGTCGTAGTCAGCCTTAACAGTGAACTCTTTATAGTCTTGGTCCATCTTCAATTCGTATAGGAATACGATTTCTTTTGGCGCATCATCTCCGTACATGCGACGCGCAAGTTCTAAGTACATCTGACCCTGCAACAAGTGCCCACGGAATGGTCGACGGATATTACGCCATGCCTTCTTCAAGTCATGGTCTGCATCACGGAGAAGGTCTGGTGCTTCAAAGCGGAGAGTTCCTTCTCCAATTGATTTAATCTCAATCAAGAAGTCATCACCTAGACCCTTGACCCAGCCGTCTGTATGACCAGCAATACGCAGACTCTCATCTCGTAGTGCTACTTCATCGTAAATCAAGGTCTTGCAGTTGCAGTGCTCACATATTTGAGGCGATAGACCAGCAGTGATGCCACCGCAATTCTGGCACTTAAAGTCACCCCACATATTGCCCATCTCGTAGATGCGGTTCTGCCATTTAGCATGAATGAAGTGACCTTCGTCAAATATGTTCTGCAAACGAAGATTAGGATTAGATTGCGTCTTCTTACCACCTGTAAGTAAGTAGTAAGAATAACGATGACAGAAATCAGACTTAATCATTTCTGATGGATGTAGCACTGTGGTACTGCGGTCATCTGGCGTACGCTTTAAGAGATGACGTTCAATAGGGCCAAGAA